ATGACTCCTTTTTAGTTGATTAAAAATATATTTTACTATAAAATACCATTATGTTCAATAATAAAAAAAGGAGTCATTATGAATATGAAAAAAACTAGAAATGTAAATAATCCTTACGCTATATTTAGAGTCGGTGATTATGAAATCAGAGTCTTAAAAACTTATAAGAATCCAGAGTCTGAAATAAAAGATGTTTACGCTAGGTGGTACACTGCCGCAAAAAGCGCTAACACTTTTGGACAATGGGAGTACGGCGATATATATAAAAGTGAAGTTTTAAAAAACTTTTCTTTAATATCAATGAGTCCAGAATTTAAGAAAGCGTATTTCTAAAATGGAATTAGTTTTTATTGATACACCGAGTCACGGATACTTAAAAGTATCCGTGAGTCAATTGAGCGAATTAGGATTATCTAATAAAGATTTTTCTAAGTATTCTTTTAAATGGGAAAATTATTTATTGCTTGAAGAGGATTGCGACGCACCGAGTCTTTTAAAATGGATTCGTGCAAAGCATATTCCTTATAAGATTATTGAGACTCACGTTGACGATTTAAATGAGCATTTTAGATTGCGAGTCTATAATAATTAAATAAAAAAACTTTCTCACTTTCTACGGACCCGGCCCCTAACGGCGCCGGGTTTTTTTCGGGTCGTGCCGCGCCGGGTCGGGATAATCGGGTCGGGGTCGGGGTTTTATTATCAATGATAATAAAAAGACTATCCAATAATAATGTAATAATAACTATTGGAAAAAAAATCCAGGCTCCGAGTCATATTCTCTTTTTTGTTCATAAAATTATTATGGTAAATAATGGAATAATATATTGACATTTATTCATTTATAAACTAATATCGTAGATATTAAACGAATCAACGTTTAATTATAAATAGAAAGGTAGAAAGAAAATGAGTAAACAAGTAGAAAAAAACCAAAAAGCTCTTTTAACAATTAGAAGGAAATTATTAAAGTTAAAACAATCTCCTATTTATAAAGAGATAAAAGAGCTAGAAAGACTCGACGCTAAACAAGCTAAAATAGTAAAAGAAACTATGATTGCTAATAAAATATTTAGTAAAGACTTTAATAATAAAATACGATTTATCGTTCAAGAGTATAGAGGTTATACTGTTTCCGATGGTCATAAATTATTAATAGAAGGATTAAAAAAATGAATGAAGAGTATTACACAAATCAAGAATATTTTAGAGATTGTCTACGACATTTTGCCATCCCGAAAGGGTGGCAAAATGTAAGTTATTTAAATGACGAAGCCCCATCATTTATCTTTAATGACTATCAGATATTTGTAGAACACCACGACCCGATACAAAGATTCACAGACTCAAAAAGATTCATTGTCTATGATTTAAAAGACGAAACTTTTATAATGGAGTCAGATTTTATTGAAGATGTTGAGTCGATAATAAATTTTAGTCGTAAAGATAAAGCAATAATTAAATTTAAAAAGGAGTCAAAGTAATGTTTAAATATCAAAAAGACAAATTAAGATTTATTAAGAATCAATTAACCTATGAGAGTCGACTCCGTGGGTTAACTGAGATTCCTAATCGTGCTAATAAAAGAAAACGAATCATTGAAAGAAATTTATGGGCATTCGGTCAGATTCTTTCTTTAATAGTAATCATATATTTAATAAGGGACTAGGTACTTAAAGTCGGTGGCAAAAAGATAACGAACAATTTTTGCCACCCCCCACCAACCATTGGACGGGGGCGCTGCGCACCCACCCGCCCACCCGCAGTGTTTCCGACATATAATTTGATATATTTAAAAATTCAGTTATAGTGGTCGGATGCAGAACTACAATGTTTCAGAGGACGTGCTCCGTGAAATTTTAGCCTTGGAAGAAGCAAAGAGAAAGATTGGACTAAGAGACAAAGCGCAGAATAAATTTATGAACTTTGTCAAACATTGTTACGATGGTTTTATCGAAGGGGCGCATCATAAAAAGGTGGCAAAAAAATTTGAACAGTTGGCCACGACCCCTGGTTCACGGATCATTATCAATATGCCACCCAGACATACCAAATCTGAATTTGCAAGTTATTTATTGCCTGCATGGTTAATTGGCAAGAAACCAGATTTAAAAATTATTCAGACTACACATACGGCAGAGCTTGCGGTACGCTTTGGACGTAAGGTAAGGAACCTTATGGAGTTGGAGGTATATCGAGATGTTTTCCCTGATGTGGAGTTGCGTTCGGATTCTAAAGCCGCTGGTCGTTGGGAAACTGGTGAAGGGGGCGAGTACTACGCAGCTGGAGTTGGAGGTGCGATTACTGGACGTGGAGCTGACTTACTTATTATTGATGACCCGCATTCAGAACAGGATGCCCTTTCTGAAACGGCGCTCGAAAATGCCTATGAGTGGTATACATCCGGTCCTCGTCAACGTTTACAACCTGGAGGGTCAATAGTTATTGTTATGACCCGTTGGTCATTAAAAGATTTGACTGGCAAATTGATAAAGGCACAAGCAGCAGACCCCCTATCGGATAAATGGGACATCATAGAGTTTCCTGCAATATTACCCAGTGATAATGTATTGTGGCCACAGTTCTGGAAAAAAGATGAGTTGTTAAAGGTCAAGGCTTCATTGTCATTGAGCAAATGGAATGCGCAGTGGCAACAAAATCCAGTAGCCTCCGAGGGTGCGATTATAAAAAAGGAATGGTGGAACGTGTGGGAGAAGGAAGACATTCCGATGTTGAGCTACATTATGCAAAGTTACGACACAGCGTTTAGTAAAAAAGAAACCGCAGATTATTCTGCGATAACCACGTGGGGAGTATTTCGACCAAACGAAGGACAGGACGAACATTTGATATTACTGGATGCACAACGTGGACGATGGGATTTTCCTGAGTTAAAGGCAAAAGCAAAAGAAGAATACAAGTACTGGGATCCAGATATGATTTTAATCGAGGCAAAGGCTAGTGGTACACCGCTCACGGACGAATTGAGAAATATGGGTATACCTGTGGTCAATTATACACCGAGCAAGGGAAGAGACAAACATACTCGTATGCATATGGTGGCACCGTTATTTGAGTCTGGTAAAGTGTGGGCGCCAATGAAAAGTTTTGCCGAGGAAGTGGTGGAGGAAGTGGCGGCATTTCCGAACGGCGATTATGACGATTATGTAGATAGTATGACGATGGCTCTTATAAGATATCGTAAGGGTGGGTTCATAAGACTTGACAACGATGAAGAAGAAGAGGAAAGTATAAGGGTTAATTTTCGTCAATACTACTAGGAGAAAAGTATGGCACTTCCAATATTAGGTTCCGCAGTTGGTCTTGTAGGAGACTTGGCAGGATCTTGGTTAAAAGGAAGAGTGGCAAAACAACAAGCCGAAACAGAAGCTAAAGTAGCACAAGCAAAAGCAAAGGCGGTGGTATATGAAAAACAAGCGACTGGGGAACTGGACATGGAGCGCTCCCTCACGGAGCAGATGGGGGGCAGCTGGAAAGACGAGGCGTGGACGATTTTTTTTATTGCCGTACTTACTGCCTGCTTCTTGCCGTGGACGCAAGAGTATGTTCGAGAAGGGTTCGTTTTTCTCGATACTTCTACTCCTGATTGGTTTGCTAATTGTATTTATATTAGTATAGCCGCAAGCTTTGGATATCGCATTGGCAAAGCAGGAGTTGGTATGATTAATTCAGTAAAACGTGCACCATCTCAACCAGTGAAAAAAAAGAAAGGATAACGTATGGCAGATAAAATTGATCCAAGTCAGATAGACAAATCAATGCCAGCGATGGGAGAAGAACTCGTCATTGAAGGTGAAGAAGAGGAAATAGAAGATGGTGAAGAAGGCGAAGAGAAAGATGGTCCAATTGAAGTGATTGAAGAAGAAGAGGACGGCTCGGTTGTCGTCAACTTCGAAGGAGCAACACAACAGGTTATGGCACAAGAGCACGATGCTAATCTTGCCGAGATGATTGATGCCAGAGTTTTAGAAGAGATTTCAAATAATTTAATTTCCGATTACGAGGGTGATAAGGAAAGTAGACAGGACTGGGAAAATGCATATGCAGAAGGACTAGAGCTGTTAGGGATTAAGTATGAAGAAAGAGAAGAACCGTTTCGTGGATCTTCTGGTGTAACACACCCATTAATATCTGAAGCTGTAACACAGTTTCAAGCACAAGCGTATAAAGAACTGCTACCAGCAGGTGGGCCAGTACGAACACAGATTTTAGGAGCGACTACTCCAGAGATAGAAAGTCAATCACAAAGAGTGCAGGACTTTATGAATTATCAGATTGTACACGTTATGGAAGAGTACGATCCTGAACTAGACCGATTATTATTTTATTTACCGTTGTCAGGTAGTGCGTTTAAAAAAGTATATTTTGATGAGACACTCGACAGAGCCGTATCTCGTTTTGTACCTGCCGATGATTTAGTGGTACCGTACAATGCTACAGATTTATATTCTGCTACGAGAGTAACACACGTGTTGCGTGTTTCTGGTAACGAGATAAAAATTCATCAGGCAACTGGCTTCTATAGAGATGTAGAGTTACAACCATATACAGAGGATGATGAAGTAAAAGATAAAGAAAGAGAACTCAGTGGTGTAGAAAAAAATGGAAGCGATGAAGATTACACTTTGTTAGAAGTACACACTAGTTTAGACCTTGAAGGGTTTGAACACAAAAGTCCGATTGATGGAGACCCAACAGGAATTAAACTTCCTTATATTGTGATACTGGATTTAGAAAGTGGTCAGGTGTTATCGATCCGTAGAAACTACAAAGAGGGCGATGAATATTTTAAGAAGCTCCAATACTTTTCACATTATAAATTTTTACCAGGACTTGGGTTTTACGGTTTTGGATTATTACATATGATTGGTGGACTTGGAC